ATTTTGTTGTGCCATTTCTAAGAATGATATTGATTTACGTTTCTCAGATCTGAAATTTTTTTGGCCATTTTTTGTGGTCTATCCCACCGTCTAGACGGCTCAAGGTATCTGCCGTAGCAGGCTTTCGCCAATAGAGATGGGAGGACTTGAACCTCCCTGTACGGCCTAACCGATTACTCTTGTGTACTTGATGCCACGATATACGTAAGTTACAGTCATTGTATCTCTCATATATCCAAGCCCCGTTCCATGCTTGGGTGTCATGCGTCCCTACTTGTTAATACGTAGGGATGAACGGACGGGTTTTTTTCTCCGTCTCGAGTGATTATAATTAATCCTCTTACTACTTGTCTTAGTTCTGTTGAACTTGGCCTTCTCGCCTTTAGACATTTCACCTGTAGTCTTAGGTGTTTTGGATGACACACGTCTAGATGGTCTGCAAGCTGGGTAGCCTTTACGCTTCTCACCTTTCTGTCTGCCACAGGGCTTACCAGTTTTGGTGTCAACCCATTTCTCTTGGAACCATCTACGTAAGCTCATCTTCTTTTTGCTTTGCTATAGCCGGGGGCAGTCTTCTTCTTGCCACCAGCTTTGACTTGACCTTTACATACCTTAACACCATAAGCGTTAGCGTATGCAGATGGGTATACTTTAAATTTTCTTTTGGCAGCTGCTTTACCACGTGGACATAACTTACCCATTACTTCTTCTTACCTCCATGCTTGCAGCCACACTTTGAACCTTTCTTGTGTGCCATTATACCGTACCTTTAGGTCTGATTTTACCAATCCTACCAGCACCTGAATCAGGTAGAACTCTTTTGTAAGTTGTACCGTCTGTAGCGTTTACACCTGTGTAAACTTTTACATTCGAGTGTGGGAATCCAACTACTCCAGCTAGATTCACAGCTTTCTTGTTGCCTTTGCGAACCTTTTTAGATCCGTCTTCTGAATAAGTAATTGCCATTATACTGGAGGGAACATATCCCTGTGAAAATTTTTCATGCGACGTAATCTGTCACGTCTACCTTGTGAGGTATCTTTTATGATTTTAATTCCTTTATCATAATCTGCCTCACTCATATCTCGCAAGTCTTCTATTTTTTTAACAAAACCACCAGCAAGTCTTGTGTCTTGCTCATCGAATGGTTTTATATTTTTAGTTTTTTTCTTTTTTTGTTTTGCCATTAGCATTTCCAACGTCGTAGGGCAAGAGCCTTTCGTGTAGGTTTGCCGTTTGGTTTTTTGAGTGGGCCTTTCATGCCAGACATGCGAGCACAGAAAGACCTTTTACGAGCTCCTCCTCCGGGCTGAGGGGCTTTGAGATTAGAGCCAGTGGCACGATTGTACTTGGCTCTTCCCTTAGCTGTTAGGCCGCCTTTGCGGCTCTTCTCACCTCTTCCGAGAGACAGGCTTACTCCCTTTTTTCTTGCCATTTTTTCTTAGTGCTGCGAAGTCTGCCCCTGTAATCTTGTTGCGAGGTGGTGCAACACGTGCGATCTTTTTTTGGCCGGGGCTGTAGCCACCTTTACCTTTTGGCATTACCAGATTCCGGGTATGATTTGCCCTGTCCAAGCGTAGTTAAGTAGAGCTGCAACTATGCCTATCATAGCTAGTCTTCCGTTAAGCTCCTCTGCTGGATGCCATTTCTGATTTTCGTGGTTGTGGTGTGTCATTGTTATACTACGTTGTTATTATCTTTTGATAAGAAGTCTTGTTTCTTCTTGTTGTTTTTTGCTAGAGGATAGATCAGCCCCGGTATTGGGAGCTGTCTATAGTATTCTTTTTTCTCTGGTTTGAACACGTCATAAGGTGAACGTGGGTCAGAGGTTGGCTTTTTTTTCTTAGCCATTACTTTTTGCCTTTCTTAAGTTTCTTTAACTTTTCAAGAGCCATCTTTTTCTTCATGGCTGCTGTCATTTTCTTGCCTTTTGGCATAGCTTTTCCGTAATGTCCGGGCATAGTTAGAACTCCAAATCTGATCTGTCTAGTTTTTCGATAACATCTTGCCTATAGGCAGGGTCGTTATCATACCTTGCGTCTGACATAGCACGGACAAGTTCCGCTTGGCTACGAAAGACATCCCCATTGTTAGGGGCAGTTTTACCTGTTACCATTCTACCTTCAACTCCGTTGGCATTGTTGTACTCACTCTTCAAACCAGCTACTGCGAGCTGTATAGCTTGTACACTACCTGTGCTTACAACTTCATCGAAAGCATCAATAGATGATTTAGGTAGGTTTGATTTAGCCCAGTTTACTATATCAGCATAGGCTTTTTCGCCACCAGCTGAGTTCTTGATCTGATTGATTTGATCTTGAGAAATCTCAGCTGCCGGTGCTGATGGCTGCTCTGGCTGGGTTGCTTGCACTTCCATGTAAGCTTTGATTAAGTCTTGAGTTGAAAGAGATGAGAACTTAGCCATAGTCTCATCAGATAATTTATTACCGTTAGCAAAATACTCATCGCTAGCTGATGTAATCAACTTAGCGTTGTCAGAGAACGTCGGCTTTTCCTCTGACTTCTCCTCTGTACTAACTTCCTCTTTGCTCTCTTGCTTGCTCTCACCGAGTTTCTTTTGTAACTCTACGTATGCTTTTTCTAGTTCTTCTGCATTTTTATATTTACCAGCCAGTAGCCCTTCTTGTTCTGCCTGTAGCTTTTCACCAACGGCAAGACTATCTTGCTCCTCTGGTGTGAGGTTATCAGGTGCACTTTCAGTTTGTACCTCTGGTTGATAGGATAATGTTTCTGACATTTACTGTTCTGGTGGTGGTGTTGTTAGATTTTCAAATGCTGCTGCTGCCTGCTCCTTTATACCATCAAGAGCCTCCGGATTTTTAGAAGGATCTAGTATCGGTGTGCCTGCTAGCTGACCAGCTTGATCTATAAGCGATGCGTTAGTTCTGTCTGCTACCGCCTCTTGCTTCAGCTGCTGTAATTGATCTACTGTTCGTACAAGATTTACTACGTCAATACCTTGTGCCGCTGCTAGTCGTTTGATAGCTTCGCTTGGGTCTATAAATTTTACCAAAGCTTCTGGGCCAAGTGTTTGTGCAACTGTTTGTATAAATCTAGTCAAGGATTCGTTATCTTGTCCTCTACCTAGACTATTGATACCAGCAACTATCTTTGGTCGTACGACATCTTTCGGTAGTCTTGGTATCTGATTTGTTCTCTGTAATATTAACAGAGTTCTGTTGAGGTAGGGTACTAAAAACTCTACCGTTAACAAGCTGAACAGTCCGCCGAGGGATTGCTCTAGCTCTAGCTGTGTAAGGCGTACCTCTTCAGCTGTAACTCTCTCTGCGTTCCTGATGTTCATAACCAAGAAAGCTTCGAGTATTCTTTTCTCTATTGCTGCTGCTAACTGTGCAGCTGTAGCAAAGTCTGCTGTCTTACCGACTTGCACGACTCCTACATCTTCAGGTCTACCCTGTATGATGGCTCCGTTACCAGCTTTGGCTAGAGTTCCGGGCTTGGTAGTAGCAGATGGTGACACAAGAAATACAACTTTACTTGCTACACTTGCACCTTCTACTAGAGCTTGAGATAATCCATCGAGACTCCTTAGATCCCCAATGAACTCTTCTACTCTACCACGTCCGTAATCTTCTCCGTCTACTGTATTGAATCGAAGCACTAACCATGGAGAGGCGTTTTTGGGTGCTGTGCTCTGGCTTCCGGCTAGTATCATGTCGTCTACCTCCTGATGCCACCTCCAGCTACCACTACTCTCGTCCATCTTAACACAGGTGTATACCTCAGCGTCGTCTTCTCCAGCACCATATTCTGAGTCACTGTTGACTTCATCGTTAGGTGTAGGCGGTGCAATACCTAGTACCTTACGGCTTACCATTTCTTTGGTAATTATCTCTATAACGTTACCATTACCATCTCGTTCTACTACATATCTGTTCAATGGATAGTGCTTTAGACCATCCTTACCCATGAATATCAGGGCATTACCAGATACGATAAGATGCTTTAGTGCTTGGTGTAGTACAACTCTGTCGTTTGATGCTGCTATGTAATCCATAATCAATCTCTCTATCTTTGAGAATGATAG